TCAACGGCAAGGTTAACTACATCATGGGCGGTGGCTGGCAGGCAGGGGATGACTTGACCGTGGAGCAACAAGCCCGGTTTATCAAGTTCTTCGACGGACTTTCCAGCACGGAGGACCTAAACGACATTACCGAGAAACTGGTCTTGGACTTGGAGATTTTCAACGGCTTTGCGGTTGCGGTTACTTGGTCGAAACTTGGGACCATCGCCAAGATGGAACACGTTCCCTTTGAGAAAATCAGGGTTGACAAGGAGGAGAAAATGTTTCAGGTGGCGGACTGGTACAATGACGATATGATGCAACTCTTCCCGAAGGTGGGCGACATCGAGAAAATCCCTGCATTTGACACCGAGAACCGCATCGGAAAGCAGTTGTTCTACTATCGGGTCTATGCAGCAGGTGTGAAGCACTACCCTCTCCCCGAATACATCGGAGGCAATGCTTGGATTGAGGCAGATGTGCAAGTGGCTAACTTCCACAACAACAACCTTCGCAACAACTTTTGGGGGGGTTACTTGATTAACTTCAACAACGGGATTCCTACACCCGAAGAACAGGGCGACATCGAGAGGCAGATTAAACGCAAGTTTTCGGGAACCGACAACGCTGGCAGGTTTGTTGTAACCTTCAACGACGACGCAGCCAAGGCCCCGACACTTGAACCGCTCACTCCGAGCGACATGGACAAGCAGTTCGAGATACTGAACAAAGCCATTCAACAAGAAATCTTTATCGCACACCGTGTAACCAACCCCATGCTATTTGGAGTCAAGACCGAAGGCCAATTAGGTGGTCGCAACGAATTAGTAGAAGCCTACGAACTATTCAAGGCCACCTACGTCAACGACCGGGTGCAGAAGGTGGAAAGAATGATAAACTACTTGGGGTCTTTTAACGGTGTGGAAGGCATGGAGTTGATTCCTACCAACCCCATCAATGAGCAGTTGAGCGAACAAGCACTCCTTCAAGCCATGACCCCAGCAGAACTGCGTGAGAAAGCGGGTTTGCCACCGATTGAAATAAAGACCGAATCAAGCGTCCAAGACGTTATCACGGCTATCAATTCACTCTCTCCGTTGGTTGCCAACAAGGTCTTGGAATCCATGTCAGCCAACGAAATCAGGGCCTTGGTGTCCTTGCCTGCAAAGGCAGAGGGTTCGGGTCTTGCAGGAGCAACTGCAGCCGTAGAGGTCAGCCCTGAACCTACTGCACCGCAAGGCTTGGCATCAAACGACAACATCAAAAAGTTGTCGGGCAGGGAGTATCAAAACCTGATGCGAATCGTGCGTCAGTATATGCAGGACAAAATCACGTTGGAAATGGCTCGGACCATGCTCTCGGCTGGATTCGGTCTGTCTGCCCAAGAGATTGACACGATGCTCGGAGTGCAGGTCCAAGAGTTTAGCGAACCGACTTGGGGCGAAGAAGACGACGAAGATTACGGATGGGGCGACGAGGAGTTCAAGGTCTTGGAAGTGGTTGCCTCTAAGTTCGGATGCCATGCAGACGACTACCATGTGATGCACTCCAAGCCGATGCGGTTCGACACCAACATCGACGAAAACATCCGCTTGGCCTTTGCCGAACTGGGCGAAGAAGAGAAAGAGTTGGACTTGAAGATTGAAGCCTACCGCAAGAAGAACCGAGACGCAAGCGTTGAAGAAATGGCAAAGGAGTTCGGGGTCAGCAAGGCGAAGGTCGCCAAGCGGGTTGCTTACCTAATCACAAAGGACCGCTATCCAATCAGCAGGGCGGTGGACAAGATTGCCGAGCAGAACCTACCCAAGGGCGTGAAGGAAGTTGCCGAACCTGTACTGGAGGTCCGCTACAAATACGCTTGGGCCACAGGTTTCAGCAACAAAGACAAAGGCTCCAGCCGTGAGTTCTGCAAGGTCATGCTTGACTTAGCCGGGCAAGGCAAGGTTTACACAAGGGACGACATCGACGGGATTTCTGCAATCATGGGCTACTCCGTGTGGAATCGCAGAGGAGGTTGGTATCACACGCCCAGCGGAGTGAATCGCCCCCAATGCAGGCACGTATGGGAGCAGCAGTTGGTAATCCGTAAAGGCAATAAAATCAGCAAGGCATGAAGGCACTCTTTATAAGCGAAGAAACGCTACTGGACAATAGCATCATCAACGAGAACGTATCCTACACGCAAATCCGTCCAACGGTTGTCAAGGTCCAAGAGATGCGGATTCAGCCCATCGTTGGCTCTCCGTTGTATGGGGAACTGGTAAACCAAGTGGTCAGCGGTTCAACCTCTGCCCTGAACCAAACGCTGCTGGAGGACTACATTCAGCCTGCAATGATTCAATGGCTTTACTACGAGTTGCCGATGGTGTTGGCATTCAAGTACATGAACAAGGGTATGGTTCGCAGAACGAGCGAAGAGTCCTCCCAGATGAGCATGGAAGAGATTACCCGGCTGACCGACAAAGTCAAGAACGATGCCGAGTGGTATTCCGAACGGATTACCCGCTACCTGATGGAGAACCGCAACTCCTATCCCTTGTGGAACTCGCCTCCATCTGCTCTTGACACGATTTACCCGAACGCCACCAACTACCGCACCGGGATGGTCTTGGACCGCAACCGAAGGATGGGAATCAGCAACCTTGACTACCCCTACCCCTACGGTCAATTCGGGGCGTGTAACGACTGCTAAGCATGGGAGCGCATAAAAAAAACATACTGAAACTTCAGACTTATGTCATGGATAAAAATCAAGCAGGCTCTCTTGGACCTTGCAAATGCTCATCCTCAGGTCAACTGCTTCGGGACGGGCGACCCTCTTGCGGTAGGCACGGACAACACGATAAATCTTCGAACCCCAAGCCGTGAGCGCATCGTCTATCCGCTCGTGTTTGCGGACGTTCAGTCTGCAAGTACTGACGCTGGTACTTTGGACTTGGTGGTTGGGGTATATTTTAGTGATAGAGTTGAGTCCATCAAGCCGATGGGCGGAGTGGTTTCGGGCAGCCCTACGCTGGGCTGGCAGGATAACGAGGACGAGGTCCTAAGCGACCAGTTACAGGTAGCACAGGACTTCATATCGTCGCTTACAAACGACCCAAGCGAGGACTGGACCCTATCATCCAGCGTGAGCCTTACGAGGTTTGTAGAGAGCCGGGATGACCGCACGGCAGGGTGGCAGGCGACGATGACCTTTGAGATTCCTTACTCTCACTCGGTTTGTGAAATTCCCACATAAAAGACATTTACAATTAAACGCTAAAAAATGCCTACACCCATATTGCAACAAATGCTCGGACAGGGCGGTACGATGGAGTTTATCAATGGAACCGTAAGCGGTAAAGTTTACGACTTCATAGTCGTCAATGCTGCTGCTACTTTCACGGTCTTAACGGGAACTGGTGGCGAGAACCTCATGACTCCTTACAACTTGTCGGGCGCATCCATATCCGCTGGCATCGTAATCAGCGGTCGCAACGGAGGCAAGATTACTGCCGTAACGCCCTCCGCAGGTTCAGTCATCGGTTACACATTCCTGTAAGCAATGCTGATAGGCTACGGCTACGGCTATCCCACAAACCAACTGCTTGGCGGTGGCAATCCGTTTTGGCTTGCCTTCAACCAACGCGCAGATGCTGACGGGGCTTTGCCTGCGGAGGCTGCGGTCAATGGATGCCTCCAAACCCGATTCCTTAACTCCTTCCAATCATACGCTTTCTTCGTCTTTTATTCCAACTCTTGGCAGCCGTTTATGCAACGTGCGAATACCGACACGGCTGACGCTGCGGAGGTTCGCTTCATCAACTGCCTCGAAGTCCGAATGTACAATCTTTTAAACGCATAGCAGATGCCTGCAAGCCCATCACTCCTTATCGTCCCTGCCCGATTCAAGACGGGGAAACTTTACACACAAATCGCTACGACTTCGGCTGGGGTTGTGTTGGCAAGTTCGGGGGACTTTAACGTAACCCGTGCCACGACTGCGACCCGATTCAATTCGGCTGGCCTTATTGAAAGCGTCGCAAGCGGTGTGCCTCGTTTGGACTACTTTACCAGCGGTGGGACTGCTGGATGCCCTGCGTTGTTGGTGGAGGCGAGTGGGTCGAATGCGTTGTCATACTCCGAGGAATTTGACAACGCTGCGTGGGGCAAAAGCGCAATGACGGTTTCAACGGGAACAACGGCTCTTTTTACTGCACCCGACGGAACCACAAATGCCGACAAGATTATTGCAACAAGCGGAAATGTCGCTCATAATATTAATCGCTCAGGCATCGCAAGTGCCGCCTACACTTTTAGCGTGTTTGCAAAAGCAGGCGAAGAATCGGTCATAAGTTTGTGGTTGCGTGGGGCATCGGTTAAAGCGGAATTTAATTTAGTTAGCGGAACCGTCAGCAACATAACAACAACATCCGCAAGGATTGAGAATTACGGCAATGGATGGTATCGTTGCACGGTTTACGATTCTACCGCAGGAACTACCGCTCATGTTTACGGAAGAGGCGGTGCAGCATACGCAGGCAATGGTTCGGATGGTTTCTACCTATGGGGCGCACAACTTGAAACAGGCTCCGTCGCAACCTCCTACATCCCCACAACTGCCGCAGCGGTAACCCGAAACGCAGAAGTGATAACCCTATCAGGCGCAGTCAGCGGATGCATCGGGCAGACCGAGGGGACGATTTATGCGGAGGTTGTAAACACCCTTGTAGCATCCTATGCAGAGGCCTATGTGTATAGAGTTTTTGCAGACGCAAATAATGAGATTTGGGCAAGGAAAGAAGGGGGCGGGAACACCTACTCCTTTAGATGGAGGGCCAATAGTCAAAACACTACATTCTTAAATGTTGCCGTTCCAAACGGAGTTAACAAAATTGCCTTTGGGTACAAATCGGGCGATACGGCTCTATTTCTTAACGGCTCACAAGTCGCAACCACAAATACGGATGTTCGTGCATTTTCCGTCAATCCAACAACGATTGCGCTTGGCTCCACTTCGTCGGGTCAATTCTTCAACGACCGCATCCGTGCCGTGGCCCTCTACACCACCCGCCTCACCAACGATGAACTTGACACTCTTACCACGCTATGACGATTCTACACACAACCAACGAAGGCGCACTCTTAATGGCTGACAACGGCGATACTATTTGGGTCAGTTTGGAACAACTCGCAACGCTGACAACCCCCTAAGATGGCCACCTTCCGCAAGTTCGCATTCCCCGACGGGGCCACCGCTGACAAGTTGCTCGCATCCCTGCAACCGCTGGACTTCGCCGTGCCAGTCGGTGAGATAGATAACACCGTCTGCGTGGATGTGTTATTCCAAGACGATTGTCCTGCATCGCTCAACCCCTACATCGTTTGGCCCGCCCCTTGCGGAGTGCATTCCTTCCTCGGATGGGACGCACAATACGAGGCTGATTACAAAGAATTTGCAACACCGCAAAGCAAATAACATTTCTAACTATGGGACTATTTAAGCGCAACCCTAACAAACCCAACCTTATGCAATCAGCCATCATCGCACTACTTCGCCACTTGTTAACCTTCATCGGTGGAACCCTCGTCGCCAAAGGTGTCATTGATACCGCAACTCTGACCGAAATCATCGGTGCGATAATTACTTTGTTGTCAGTTGGTTGGATGGCAGTTGAGAAAGTAAAGGCTAAACCCGAAGCACCGAAGGCGTGAACCTGATAGAAACCACCATCGTCGGGAGCGTTGCAGCAATCGTCGGTGGAGCGGTCGCTTGGTTCACCAAGGGCCGTGTAGAATCGGACTCCCTGCAAGTCAGGCAAGCCCAAGCGGTCCTCGCTATGTGGCAGGCTACCAGCGAGTCCCAAAACAAGGAATTAACACAACTTCGTAACGAGGTCGTAAGTTTGCGTCAACGACTTGAGGAAATGGAACATACCATCCACGAACTCCAGTCCGAGAATGCCAAACTTAAAAACCTCGTATGATCCTACCAGCCACCAAGCACACCCGAAACATTCACGAAGTAACCTGCCAATCGGGGCAGGAGTTCTTACTTGTCAGCGACCTGCATTGGGACAACCCCCATTGCGATAGAGGCTTGCTCAAAAACCATTTGGACGAAGCCGTCAAGCGGAATGCTGCCATCATACTCAATGGCGACACTTACTGCTGCATGGGTGGGAAATATGACCGTCGTGCGGACAAGTCCCTGATTCGTCCCGAACACAACACCGACCGATACTTTGACGCTATCGTGGACACCTCGGTGGAATGGTTTGCTCCGTACGCCAAAAACATTTTGCTGATAGGATATGGAAACCACGAAACCGCTATCATTAAACACGGGGAAACGGACCTCCTGCAACGCTTCGCCAGCACCCTCAACTACGCCACAGGATCAGCGGTTCAGGTTGGAGGTTACGGAGGAACCATTGACATCCGAGTGCTGCACGATACAATCCGTGGAGTCAACTTCGTAGTGCATTATTTTCATGGGCATAGTGGCGGGGGGGTGGTGTCCCGCGGAGTAATTCAAGACCAGAGGCTACTTGCCGGGACCGAAGGATACGACTTGACTTGGATGGGCCACGTCCATGAATTATACTACCACCAAAATATGGTTCACCGCTATGACCGTTCAACCAAAACACTCATTCAAAAACCTATTCACCAACTTCGTACGGCTACTTACAAGGAAGAATGGGACGGAGGCTACATGGGCTTTCATACTGAGCGAGGAAGAGGCCCGAAGCCTTTGGGTGGATATTGGTTGAAACTGGAAACCTCACGGAATAGTAGCAAGGACAACAAAGGTCCCGAACTGCAAATTCACGCCACCTTCACGCCAGCGGATAGGTTGTACTAACCTGTACGATTCCTTCGTACACCTGCTGCTTTACCCCTCCTGCGAACCGCTGGCAGTTAGGTACAGGTAACCGTACTCCTTTTCAGCATTAAACTGGGGACAGGCCTTGGTAACGCCCGGAAAGTCCCTGTGTCCGATGATGCGGGCCTTGGGATACTTCTTGAGCCAATCAAGCAGCACCACGGCTATCGCTTGACGCTGGCCGATACTACGGTCATCTTTGTCCTTGCCTCCGATGTAGGACACATGAAGGCTCGTAGCGTTGTGTCCTTGAACGCCATTCGTTACGGCCGAATCAGGAGCCAAGACCGTTACATTCCCGGTTGAATCAATGATCCGATGGTAGCCGACCGACTTCCAACCGAGGGCCTCCTTCCAATGCTTGCGGATGGAGGCAATGGTCGTATGCTTGGGCGTTGCCGTGCAATGGACGACGAGGTGGGTGATGGTGCGATTCATTCTTCGGGGTTTAGTTTGTGGAAGTAGTTGACCGCAACAGGGTCGGCAACGTCGGGACCGCTGGATAGGTGGACCTCCTTGGTCCCCTGCCATTGAGCCATTGCCGGGTCGTAGCCCAACAACTCGCAGGCTTTCCGGTATTCCAAGAGCAGGGCGTGGTTGCCTTCCAAATCAGCGTTGTCGATGGCGATCATTAGCCGTTCCAAGGCGTTGGTCAGGGCCTTGGCAGGTCGAAGGGAGTGGTATTCGGGCATGGCTTAGGTTTCTACAAATGTATGGAAATAGCCCCAAATCGCAATAAAACGGGGGATGAATAATTTTTTTGCTACGAGGTGGCACAAAATCGATTGGACTGCATTATCTTTGCTTTACAAACCAAACCTCAAACCCATGTTAACAACCCTTCAACTAATCAACCACATTGCATCTAATCCGCACTACACAACGATTGCGATAGATGGATGCGACGACAAAGAGCCAATGCAAGCGATAGAACTTTTAAGTTCCGAAAGTTTTGCAAACATTTGGTCTATCAATGGTAGCCTTGAGAAAAATA